GCTGAGCCCGGCCGAGAGATTCGACCGCCGCCTGGGCTTCTTGAAGTTCTTGCCTGTAGCGGGGCAGGTTTGTTTCGGCCTGCTGTACGCGGTCTCGACTGCCGGCTCGGAAGAAGCTGCTGCCCTCAGCGACAACTCGCTCGGCGTTGGAGACGCGTTCCTGTGCCTGCTGTACGCGCAGTGCCGCGGCCTGCTGCGGAGTTACCTGGACCTGCTCAGCCTCACCCCGCGCCGCCCGCAGTCCGCGCGCCAGGCGCTCAGCCAGGCCGGACAACTGCTGAAGCGTCGCAATGGCGGCGCGCCCGAGCGCCCCGCTTCCGATCTCATCGGCCAGGGCGCGAAACTGATTCCCGGCATCGCGGAGCGCGCGCGTGAAGTCTGTTTCCAGAACGGCCGCTGCGCCGCGATACCGCTCTTCGAGCGCCTGTACCGCGATCCGCTGCCCGGCGGCGGCATCGCCTGCCCGGAACAGTTCGGCGATGTTTTGGCGCTGCGAGACAGTGAGGAACTGAATCTGATCGTCGAGGCGACGGATGTCGTCGAGAGACCCGTTGATTACGCTCGTGAACCGCTCCGCCGCCTTGACGCCGTCCTCCCCAAACGAAAGCGCCAGGCCCCGAACTGCCGGAAGCAAAGCGCGGATGCGCGCCTCGCTCAGCCCCTCTCGAAAGAACTCCGTGACGACCTTCTGCGCGTCGTCGAACGCGAACCCAAGCCTCTCAGCCTCTCGGGCAATCGCGGTGAGGCTCTGTGCCGTAGCGCCTGTGGTCCCGCCCGCCGCCGTCGTGTTTATGAGGTTGGTGAACTGTCGCAGCGACGCGCTTGTCTGCACGAGACGGGAGATTGAGAACGCTGCCACACCGAATGCGGCGGCAAACGCGCCGATCATAGGAATCCATCGGGCGACGGCCGAGAAAGCGCCCGGCCCGAACACCTGAAGCACCTGGCCGCCCTGCTGCGCAAACGCTTGCGTGACAGACGTGCCGCTCGCAATCTGCGTGAAGAAGTCGTTGATCTGGAACCCGAGGTTCTGGACCGCGTAGGGCGACAGACCGAAGATACCGGCGCCCCCGGACCCGCCAGACCCGAAGCGTGCGAACGCACCGGTAAGCTGATCGGTTGCCACCTTCGTCTTGCGAAGCGTGGTCTCCAGTCGGGCTTGCTCGCGGTCGAGGCGAGACGTATCCACGCCTGCCGCAACCAACGCGCTTTGCGTCTGACGAGCGGCGTCTCGTAGCCGGCTGTACTCCCGAGCCGTGGCAGCCAGGGTGTTCTTCGCCTGATCGAGCTGACGCGTCAGCGCCTCATTCGGTTCCGTGGCGGCGGCTACCTGATGCGCGAGAGAGCGAACCGCGTCGCGGGCGGTCGTGAACTGTGTCCGGGTCTGCCGTAGCACATCAGCCTGCTGACGGAACCTGTCGATCAGTTCGCCAGACCCAACCGCGGCGCGCTGCACCGCAGACAGTTGCAATAGAGTCTCGGAGTAATTTCGCACTGGGCCGTTGATCTTCGCGACCTCAGCGCCAAGGCTTTCCGCTTGCTCTTCGAGGCCCCGCAGCGTGCGCCGCGCTTCGCCGGCAGGGTCGGCGATCTCGCGCAGCGAGGCGGCGAAGGCGCGTGTCGACGCGACCGGCGCCACGGTCGTAGCAACACTCTGCGCCGAGGCGATTGACTCTACCGCCCTAGCGCCCTGTTGCTGAAACCGGAGAAGACGTTGAGCCTCTGCCGCCTGGCGGGTGGACGCCGAGTATCCATCCATCGCCGTGCGGACGTTGTTGAGCGCGGTAGATGTCTGGTTGAGTACGCTGATGACCTGTCGGTCGGCCTCGGCGAAGTCCCGCGTCGAAATCCCTGCTGCTTCGAGTTGCGCCCCGATCGCAGCCACGGAAGCACTGCTCTTCTCAAACGCCGCCCGTGCCCGTTGGTTGGCCTGTTCGAGCGCCTTCAGTTCTGCGGTCTGCTTGCGAGTCAGCGTCTCGCCGTCCGCTAGGGACGACTTGAAGTCGCGCAAGGCGACAGAAGTCGTGCGAAGACGGTCGGCCAGTTGCGCGTTCGCTGCGGTGAGCTGCTTGAACCGCTCCAGCGAGGCGTTGTTGGCCAGCACGCCGGAGAACGCCGCCTCAAGCTGCTTCGCCGTCCCGCTCAATTCACGGAACGCGGTCTGGCCGTTGCGGAGCCCGGCGACTTGCTCTTGCAAACGATCGGTGAGGGTGTCGACGGCCGTCGCGACGTCGCGCAGAGGCTTCGAGCTTAGGTCTTTCGCTCGGATCAGCAGCTCGACGTCGCGGCGCTCAACCATCCGTCAACCTCTTCACCACCGTCTGAAAGTGTTTCGGCCCCGACAACACGGCGCCGACCGCGGCGTTGAGAAGCGTCATCTCGGTCACAAGCCACTCGTTCTTGCGCCGCCTGACGATCTCCGCTTCGGCCCACACCTTCGACACGGGGTACCGCCGCGCTTCGGTGTGGCCCTCGGCCAGTAGCAGGCTGATGTCGGTCCTGAGACCGCGGTAGTAGTCGATCAGCCGGTAGTCGCGCTCGCCGGCTTCTTCCGCGTCCCTGCGACCAGGGCGGCGAGCGCGTTCGCGAAACCCTCCGAGCCTCCTGCCTCCTCGAACGTGAGACGGCCGATGCGCTGGAGCGCGTCGATCTGGACCGGGAAGGGCAGCTTGCGAGCGGCGTCTGCCTGGTCCGGTTCGTCGGAGGCGATGGCGATGATCTGCGCCACGACTTCCGGCGCGTCCTGCGCGAGCATGAGGACGAAGCGTGATGTCTGGTCGCCGGACAGTGGTCCGGCGGCCGAGTCCTTCACCGCCTGGAGGACGGCTTCGACGGTGCCGAGGTGAGCGCGAACGAGAAGACCGAGATCGTCGCCGGTCAGGCCGCGCACGCGCATGGCCTGACCCTTGACGACGACCTGATCGTACTCCGGCGTGTAGGTGGCGAGGAAACCCATGGCCGGTGTCCGATCAGTCGTAGCGGCCGGTCGCGATCAGGCGCTTGCCGGTCGCGGTCTGCTGCACCTCGAAGTCGAAGGTCATGGTGGCCCACTCATCCGAGATCAGCCCGTAGTCGCCCGACGCCTGCACCTTGACGTAGGGCACCGTGTAGTCGCGCTGCGGCCCGTAGGGGTTGTCCGAGATGAAGCGCAGGGCGCCATAGATCGCGTTCGTGCTGTCGACGACGCGGCTGCGGGTGCCGGCCGCGGTGCCGTAGCTGACGCTGATCGAGTCGCCGTTGTCGAGGTCGGGCGCGTCCGCTCGCAGGTAGATCATGCCCGTCTCGACATCGACGTCGTAGTCCGTCCCGGCAACCAGGGTGTCGCCGCCGGTCACCACGACGACGTTCGTCAGGTTCCCGACGCCGTCCGGCTTCGTGGAAGACGTGCCGACCTGTACGTAGGAGTCGAGCTGGACGTTGGTGAAGGTCTGCGACAGGCCGCTGGCCGTGCCGACCGTGTCGGCCGCCGCCGTGCCGTTGAACAGCAGCGCCAGGTTCTCGGCCGTGACGTCGTCGGTGGTGAACTGACCGCCCATGTCCGTCTGAAGCGTCACGGACGCATCCTTCACGCGGATGCCGCCCGTCGACTGGTAGTGGTCGAGGGTCTGCACTTCCTGGTTCACGTTGAAGGTCGGGCAGTTGCCGATGAAGCGGTACTTGCCGGTCGGCTGCGTCTGGCCAGGGGCGAACTGCTCGAAGTAGAGCTTGCCCTTGCCGAGAACCAGAGTCTTTTCGTAGGCCACTGCTGCCTCCTTGGATTCAGGGATTGTCCACGTCCGCCACCGTCATCAGCGGTCGGCGAGCGTCGTTCGCGAAGCCGATCGTGACGGGCAGCCAGAAGAACGCCTTGTCGGAGACGCCCTCCTGCGGCGGGCGGACCACGCCGTTTCCGATGATGAGTTCGTTGATGAGACCGCCGAGCCGATACACCGAAGCGTGCTTCGGTCGACCGTTCGGGGCCTCCTCGGTGACCTCGGAGAGCCGACGCACGACCTGCGCCATCAGTGCATAGGCTGGGTCGGTCGGGTTGTGCTTGTCGTCCTCGACGAAGCCTTGCACGAGGATGCGCCAGAGCGTGTTTCGGACAGCCTTGTTCTCACC